CAAACGGAGGATATTCCAAGCTAGCGGAGACAGTGTCATTCGGAGGCAAAAGATATTCATTATCTACAAACTCAGACACGACAAATTCCTATAAAGCAGCAAGCACAAAGACTGCCGGATCTCTGTCGTCTAGATCTACGCTAAGTTCCATAGCAAGGCAGATAAAATCAAAAACCGGAAACTCGTCAGTCATACCGATTTCTGATCCAAGAACCGAGGCTGGCGCTAAGTTTAACGATAGTTTAAATTCTTCTATATTCATGATAGAACAAGGAGAGTCAAACAGATTCGAAGATCAAAGAGATGATCTGATAAAGGACGGCTCCCAATATGAAATAGAAAAATTCATTGCAAACGGAAATAGTTTAATAAAAGATAGAAACTCACCAGATGCAGTAGCCGGAGCCAACGAATCATCAAGATATGTTGGATATGTTATTATAAAAGAAAGACTAAGAGACCTACAAAGCGAAAATTTTGAAATAGTAGAAACTATAATAATACCAAAGGCCAACAAAAAAAGTTACATAGACACAAAGATCGCTTATGGAGAAGTGTATAGATACAAGATAAGATCAATTTATAAATTTATAAATAAGAAAAAATTACCAATGTTTGATGATCCTGACATCATTTTGAATGATGACGTAATAGAGAAGAATTTCGTCAATACATCGCTATTAAATAACGCTTTTTATTTTGATTCTCAATTTTCTGACGAGATAGAAGTGGCGGCAGTAGACGAAAGACGCCCAGATCCACCTTTTAACTTTAAGGTTATCCCAAACTCCAAGAGTAAGTCAATGTTTTTGACGTGGAATCAAAAACAACAACAGAAAGACGTAGTAGGATTCAATGTTTACCGCAGAGACGTGTCAGGAAGCTTCGAAAAGATAAATCAGGAGCTGCTAGGTACAAGAAACAATTCATTTACAGATAAAAATGTAGATTATAACAAAGAGTATATATATGCGGTTCAGTCGTTTGATTACCATGATAATCCTTCAAAATTGACATTTCATATAAAATCTTCTCTAAGACTTCAAGATTTTCAAGATGTAGTCTACGAAAATGGCACAAAAGTAGATGTTCAAAAAAATCTTGAATTTGGAGAAGAAGAGGAAAAAGAAGAGAAGGAAACCATCGATTTCCTTAAGAAAGTAAAGATATCTATAAATCCTCTATATCTTAATTTGGACAGAAATGTCAATTATTTATTAAAATTTACATCACTTGATTCATTTATAGAGAAAGAAATCAAGCTAAATTTTAAAAGTAAAATAATTATCCATAGATCTTCTGAACTGGACCCAGAGGCGATAACCAGGGCAGACGAACTGAAGAAAGAAATTCAAACTAAAGAACGACAAAAGTTCGGTTATACCGAGGAAGAAATTAGAAGATTAAAGCCTGATACTGGATTCAATGATGACAATGGGAGATAAAATATGGCATTTCTAGACAGAAGCGGAGACATAATTGTAGACGCAGTTCTAACGGACATAGGAAGAGAGAAGCTAGCAAGGAATGATGGCTCATTTAAAATCGTAGGCTATACGTTCGCCGACGACGAAATCGACTACAGCCTATTCAATCCAGCGACCGGATCCGCTTTTATGGATGAAGAAATTCTAGAAACTCCACTATTTGAAGCCAATGTGAACGAGAAGGTAAATCTCAACTTTCCCATGATGATTATTACTAATCCAAACTTAAAGTATCTACCCACCCTAGCGGCAGACACGGCAGCAATAACCATAGGTGAAGAAAAGGGACTTTCTGCTGGTGTTACCGTAAGATTTTATCAATCCACGGACCAGAACGCAAAAACAGTCCCGTCCGAAATTCAAGACTCTGGATTTAAAGTGGAACTACTTAACGAACTACTTCAAATCGAAAATGAGTCCCCGGTTGACATTACACCCTACGGCACAGCAATCTACGTTATACAAAGAGACGCACAGTTGATCCAGTCAAGTCAGGGTTCACAGGTTACATTCAAGCTAAGACCCCAGTCCCTTAGTGACTCAACATGGACCAAACTTGGGGTTTCTGCGTCGTTTGGAGCAAAGAGAACCATTGCAACAAAGGCAAAGGCCGTTGGTCTAAATTCTGGTTTGTCTTCTACCATTACGATCACAATACAAGAAGAATTCAATAGACAATAGGAGATTTTTTAATGTTTAAAAGTTTAGATGTAGCGAGAGACATAGTTAATCAAATTTCAGTAGTTAATGAAGTTGTAACTTTTGCAAATGGCATATTTACTGGATCTGCGGCTTTCGTTACAGAGCCAAATATTAAAAAGTTTAATCATTGGTATTCAGGGTCGGCGTCCGGCAGTTACTATCATGCATTGTATAACACAAATTATTCTGCCTCTGCCGCAACAGAACTGGCAGACATAACTTTTGGAATTTCAGTTTCCTCATCTTTCTTCTCTGGCGCTAGTGCCAAAACAAATGAACTAGAAAAGAACAGAATTTATAAACTGTTTGCAAAACAGCTACTTGGCTCAGAAAGAGAAATCTTTACCATAGACGGATCAAGCAAGCACGAATTGATCTTTTTGGCAATAAAGAGAAGTCAGTACAAAGACGAAATAAGAAAAGGCACAGTAGCACTAAACACGATCTTCTCCGGAAGCTCCGGGTCTATCTTTAACGAAAGACTTTATACAGACATTGGAGCTGACAACTCGTATGAAAGAACGAATCGCGGCGACGTAGGAGAGCTTATATCTGGCTCGACCAACACGGTAGGCGGTTTAGTCTTTTATCAGGCCGGCGTCCTGGTGTTAATTCCAGAGGTCATCTCAAACACAAGTTCCATAACTACAAACGTAGGAAACGCATGGTACAGTACAAATAGAGACTATGGTCAAATTGCAATGTCCGGCGCAGCGGGCACCCTCGATAGAACAATTGACTCCGTAAGAACAAGATTTAGATCGCTATCATTTACAAACCAGTCTAATCTTCATTCTACCTTCTACTTCTGTAGGGCATTAAATGACGAATTTAACTATTCTTCTAATCCTACATTTATAGATAATTCTGGAAGAATTATACCAACGTCAAGCTCTCAAGATTTGACAACAAGAACCTATATAACCAAGGTCGGGCTACTCGGAGAAAACAATGAAGTATTGGCAGTAGCCGCACTATCGAAACCAATTAAGAAAACACCAGACACAGAATATTCAATCAAAGTTAGATTGGATTACTAACTTTTTCGAGCAAAAATGAAATTACTTGATCCATCTAAAGATATAGTATACACCTATTATTTTATAGAGGAAAGAATAGACATTAACAGAGAAAGAGTGAACGAGTCAGTTCTCCCAGCCAGTCACTTATCGGCAAATAGAAGAACAAAATTTTATAATCATTTTACTTCCGGCTCAGCAACTGGAAGCTGCTATGCAACATATTTTGATTCAAATAATACTGGACCTAATGCAAATGCCTTATTTGATCTGACTATTGGAACTCACCCTTCGTCTTCGTTTTTTGCTTCGCATAGTTGCGGATATGCAAACGAAAAGAAAAAGATCTATAGACTGTTTGCTCAAAAGCTATTAGGAAACGCCAATTCTGTTTTTTCTATAAAAAATAGAGATAGGTATGATTTGATTTTTATTTGCATAAAAAGAAATCACTTAAAACAAGGAATAAAACCAGGGAGTTTTACAATCTACGGCGTCGGTTCCGGATCTTATTCGCCAAGGCCGTTCACTGCATACAATCGAGTGATTGCTTCGGAAAATTACGGATATCTATTGGCTGGCAACGGCTATCCAGTTACAGACGCCGCATTGAGAAAACAAGAGTTTGGTGGATTAGCGTCGGAAATAAATCATGTTTTCATAGGAAGTTCTGGAATAGTAACGTCAAGTATCGATAGGCATGCCAAGATCTATTATGATCAAGGAGTAATAGTTTGCGATGTTGCACTATTCAATACGTCTTCAACTGATCCTGGGAATTTCTGGCTATCAAACTCGGTTGGCCTTGAAGCCCACACGTTTAGTGATATATATATTACTACTGGGTCTCTCTCTTTTACTTCTTTACTCGTTGGATGTATGCAACGCCAAATGGGTATGGAGTTTACCAATTTTACAAAACCAAGAACTACAATATACAATTGCGTAGCAGGCAAAGAAGAGTTTAATTATTCTTCAAATCCATCATTTGTAAATACATTTGGAGAGATAATAACAGCGTCGGGATCTGAAAGTTTTTATCCCACAACCTACATTTCTAAGGTTGGCCTCCTCGGAGAGAACAACGAAGTAATAGCAGTAGGAAATCTAAACAAGCCAGTGAAAAAAGACTTCAACAGAGAGATAACTATTAAGGTGAGGCTAGATTTCTAATGTCGTTTTTTACGCTAAAAGAATCCGACGTGATCAATAGCAAGTATGTCGCATATCCAAGTTATACATTTAACCTGGGCTATACATCCGAAACTATTTATGTCCTGTCTTCGTCTGAGATAGTAAATAGAGCATTTAGCGACATAGAGGGGAACGCAGTAACAAGTTCATACAACCTGGGCGGGGTCGTGTCATTTCTTACAAACTCAGCGGTCACAACACGAGAAAAGAGATCTTTAAATCAATTAAAGAATATTTACTCGTCAAGCTCGTTCCAGAACGCAGAAAACTATACATCTTCATCAATTTTTAATCCATCTCTATCAAGAGATAATCAAGTATTTCATTTCTTGAATATACCGTCCGTTCTGTACGGCTCGCAGATCAAGCCAGGAAGTCTAACGCTATCGACCAGTACCAATCATCAATATAGAGATGATGGCAAAGGCGGAATGTTTTCTGGCTCTCTTCACGTCGGCTGCGTTATGTATCAGCACGGAATAGCTCTTTTTGGTTCAAAGTTTAACACGACATCTTTGGCAAACGTTACCGCTTCATTTAGCGGAACAAACAAAATACCAACAAATTTATATTTATGTAAAGTTCCAAGAGGAACGTTGAATTTTTCAAATAATGATTCGTATACACACTTGTTGTCCGGAACTACTAACGGATACGAAATTACAACAAAGAATCCAAAAACATTAATTACTGGAATAGCTCTATATGACGAAGAGCACAAGTTGGTTGGCGTAGCAAAGGTTTCATCACCAATTCTAAATGAAGAAGATACTGGTCTATTGTTTAGACTAAAGTTGAGTTTTTAATGTATTTAGGACTAGACGTTAGTACGTCTTGTATAGGATGGTCTATTATTGGAGATTCTGGTCAATATGTTGACGGAGGATATATTGATTTTAGTCCAAAAAAGTTAAAATTGGATAAAAATCTTTTTCTTAAAATGAATCATTTTGAAAAAATGTTTCTTCCAATATTAAACAAATACAAAGACAAAATAGATCACTGGGCCGTAGAAGAAGCCGTCAAGAAGTTTAGCTTCGGCCACTCGAGCGCAGGCACGATATTCAAACTCGCATCATTTAACTTCGGAGTAGTATACTTTGTTTATAAGCAGCTAGATAAAGAGCCGGTCTATATTCCTGCAAACGCAGCCAGGAAGCTTTGTGAATTGCAATTTCCTAAAGACATTGACAAGTCTAAAAAGAAAGAGTACATTGTAGACTGGTGCTCTAAGGCATTCCCTTCGCTCAAGTGGGAAAACAACAGAGCCGGAAACGTAAAGAAGCAGTCGTTTGATCAAGCAGATTCCATAGTCGTATCTAAAGCTTTATATAATAAACTATGCTGCCAGAAGAAGCAATTGACGAAAGATATCAAATAATTAAAGATATATTTGTTGATGTTACTTTTAATAAATCTAAAGATGAAGCGTTAATATTTTGTCCTAAACATGAACATAGAAAGAAAAAACTTTCTATAAATGTAAACAAGAATAAATTCCAATGCTGGGTTTGCGGGTACTCAGGAAACATAAAAAAGCTATTATCAGAGCACGCACAGCACAAAGACAAGATAAGATATCTTAAAACTCTAGGCATCAAGATAGAGTCTCAAGATCTAGAAAAGACAGAAATAGAGTTGCCGAGGGAATATAAATTTATACTTTCTTCGGAAAAAACTCCTTCTTGTGAGGCTGCCAAGAGATTTATTTTTAACGACCTAAAATTAAGCGTCTTAGAAGTGTTGCAAAATAAAATAGGATTCTGTGAAGATGGGCCATACTCTGGAAGAATTATCTTTCCATCATTTGATAGATCTGGGAAGCTAAACTATTTCACAACAAGAAGGTTTGACGGCGGAACCTATAAGAAGTATTTGAACTGTGAAAAGAGTAAATCATCTATTGTGTTTAATGAATTATTTATAGACTGGAGGAAACCAATAATAATAGTTGAAGGAGTAAAGTCATACATAAAACACTTTTCTATTGGAAATATTGTACCAATTTTAGGATCCTCGCTTTACGAGAATAGTAAAATATTTGAAGAGATAATAATGAATGATTGCAAGAGGATATATGTTTGTCTCGACCCAGACGCCAAGGAAAAGGCAATAAATTTATGCCGAACGCTTGCCTCTAACGGACTAGAGGCCTATCTTGTAGATTGCCCTAGACAGCCAGACGAATTGGACACCAAAGAACTTATTAATTGCATAAACAAATCTATCAAGAAAACATCTAATGATCTTTTCCTTGACAAGATATTGATGGCATGAGGAACCAATGACGAGAATCGCACACATGGCCGACATTCATATTCGAGGCCATCAATATCTCGATGAGATAGAATATACATTTGATGAACTGGTTAAATCTCTAACGGAAAAAAGACCGGACCTTATCGTGATCCCCGGAGACATATACCACAGTAAACTAACTGTTACGAATGAATATTTTGATATATGTTCGAGGTTCTTCAAAAGACTTCTAGAGGTATCTCCGGTCGTTGTCACGCTCGGAAACCATGATTTGGCACTAAATAACAAGAACAGACTGGACGCCCTTAGTCCGGTAGTCAATGCTCTTAGCGACACGAAGAATCCGATTTACTTTGAAAAAAATTCAAAGCATTTCAGGATAGGAAAGATCGTGTTTCATGTATTTTCTATTCTTGATCACAAATCGAAATGGTCATCTCAAGATACAATAATTGATGGAAATGCATCCGGAGAATTTCAAGAAGACGATATTCACATAGCTCTATATCACGGAGCAATAAATGGATGCAAGCTAGACAATGGCTGGACTAGCAGAGGAAACATAGATGACATCGACATCTTTAAGGGATTCGATTTCGCAATGCTTGGCGACATTCACAAGCAGCAATTTCTTACAGACAGAGTCGCATACCCTGGCTCTCTCCGGCAAAACAACTTCGGCGAAGATGGCAACAAAGGATATTTAATTTGGGATATAGATTCTAAAGATTCATTTTCTTGCGACTTTGTAATTCTCCCTCAGAAGAGGAAATTCTATACCATTGACGTTGATTCTCCGGACGCACTCGCTAAGGACGAATCTATTCCACAAGACAGCAGAATACGTGTAAGAGTAAAAGATAGAATTGGAATCGTAGACGAAATTAAAATAAAAGAAAAAGTCAAAGAGTGGTACAAGCCACATAATGACGTGACCGTACTATCTCTCTTTGACGACTCAAGCCTTCAAAGCGTAAAGCTAGGGAAAGACATATATACAAATGACAATATTAGATCTCTGGATGCTCAAAGAAAGCTTATAGAGAACTACTTTAAAGACAAAAATCTAGATAAAGAAACACTAGAAAAAGTTTGTGAACTTGATAAAAAATACAACTCATATGTTGATGCATCCACAAATAGAAATAGTATTTGGAATCTGGAAAAGATAAAGTGGAGCAATCTATTTTCTTACGGACAAGATAATGAAATTGATTTAACGAAATTGAACGGCCTAATCGGGATATTCGGCAGCAACGGAAACGGGAAAAGCTCGATCATTGACGCCTTGTCTTATGGTCTATTTAATAGTATCAACAAAGAAGGCGCCATCAAGAATGGCGACTATGTCAATAGTAAAAAGAAAAAGTGCGAAGTAGACTTATCTATTAACTTTGACGGCGAAGAATATAAGATTCGCAGAGAGACTACCAAGGCACAAGGTCTTGGAAACGTAAAGAATGAAATAGATTTCTACAAGAAGTCTAACGGGAAAAAGACGTCTCTAAACGGAGAAACAAAGCCCGACACGAATCAACACATCAGAGACATCTTCGGATCCTCAGAAGATTTCGTCGCTACCTCCTTGTGCCCGCAGGAAGGTCTTACCAAATTCTTGGACGTAAGAGGAACTGACAAGAAAAAGATATTTAATAAGTTTTTTGATTTAGATTTCTTCGAGACAAAGTTTAGAAATGCCGAAGAAGACTTTTCTGTAATAAAGGCAAAACTAAAGGACAGAGACGGAAAAAATTATGAATCTATCCTTGTTTCAATAAATGAAAAATTAGATTTAAACAAAAAGCAAATAGATATTTTTTCTTTAGAGAAACAATCGTTAGAGAATGAATTGGATTCATTAAATAATGAAATTATCAATATATCACTATCGCTAAACAACGATGTATTTAATGGTGATATAAATTCTATAAATAAAGAAATAAATGTAATTTTAGAAAAAATCTCCGAGACCAACAGGAAGATACAAGAACAAAAGCTGGACTCCTCTGCTCTCGACTTAATTGCAAAAAAGAGCGAATACGTATCGAGATTAACCGATGCCGAGAAACAGCTCAAGAATCTAAGAGAAGAACTCAAGGAATATAAACAGAAAACCAAAACCTCTTCGCTGCTAGAAACTGTTCCGTGCGGAGACAAGTATCCGACATGTCAGTTCATAAAGAATGCTCACGAAGACAAGAATTATCTTTTGGGAGTCGACAATAAATGTTTCGAAGTAATAGATTCGCTAGAGCAAACAGTAAAAGACGTAGGTTCGACGATTAAACTAATAGATCAGTACGAACAGATTTTAAATGATTCAACAAATCTGTCTCTGACATTGGAAAACCTCCAACTAAGACTAGCAACGATCGAGGAGCAGAAACGTCTTTATAATAAATTTGAAGATTCTATCATAACCAATAAAAAGGTTAAAGAGAAAGTATCAGAATTAAAGACTAAAAAAGAAGAACTTCTTTTGGCAATAGGAGCCAAAACGGAAAGCGTGTTCAGTACCAATAAATCTGTAGGCTCTCTGGAGAACGAAAAAGAAGATATAGAAAAGAAGATCGATGACCTACATGATCTTAAAAATAAAAATTTGTATTATGAACTGTATTTGAACGCGATGGGCAAAAATGGTATATCGTACCAAATAATGTCTCAGAAGCTTCCCATCGTAAACGAAGAGGCTAATAGAATTTTAAATCACGTAGTTGATTATTCTATTTCTATAGAAGATAACGAAGAAGAGAAAAGTATAAAAATCTATATGACTAGCGAGAAAGGCAAACGGCCGGTCGAATTAGCATCAGGTTCAGAGAAGACCATGATTTCACTAGCCCTCAGAACCGCACTGTGGAGAGTGACATCCATTCCTAAGAGTCCAATACTAATTTTAGACGAATCGTTCGGATTCATGGAAGAAGACAAACAAGAATCTATCGTCAAAATGCTTCAATATCTAAAGAATTATTTTAAGCACATTTTTATAATTACTCATGATTCAAATCTAAAAAATGTAGTAGACTTTACTATATATATTGAAAGAAACGAAGAGGGGTTTTCCTTCTGTAAGGTGTGATATGAAAATTTTAATACCGTTAATAGTTGTATTGTGCGGGTGTGGCCTGAATAATAATGAAATGGCCGACACCGCCCTCAGATACAGAATGTTATATATTGAAAACAGACAGCTAGTCAGCAGAAGAAATTTTGAATTACAAAAGTTAAAAACAGAATATGATATGCTGTATTCTATTTTCCTGAGAGAAAAAGAAAAAAAAGAAGACTATAGAGATGCCATGATGTCTTTCGGTGAAGAATTAGAGTCTTGCAAAAAACAAAATAGTATTTTAAAGAATAAAATCAAAAAAGCAAAAATGGAGCTGCCAAATGACTGAAAAAAAAGAAAGTAATATCGATTGGACAAAGATAATAATTGGTTTGGCATTTGCGGCACTTACCGCATTTGGTTTTTCTTCTTATATGAAATTTAAAAAAGAAGAGGAACGAAGAATAGAAGCACAAAACGAAATAGCTAGGCAGTCGAAGGTTATTCAAGAAACAAACGATACATGGTCGCGACTAGCGCAACAGAGAGAAGATGCTATTAAAATCCTGGAAAAGGACAACGAGAAGATGGCAGAACTACTAGAAGAGAGAAAGGAGCAAATTCTTACTTTGTCTACTGCTGTTCTTAAGTTTAAATCAATTAAATTTGTAATAAGAGAGGGCGACGCAAACCAAGAGGAGCAGCCGGACGGTCGTCTTAGAGTCGATTTTAACAGCGTCCAGGATCCCGTGAGTGTCAAGGGATTTACATTGACCAACCCTGCCCATGCTGAACTAGAGGTTGGCTTTACGAGGCCGTTAAAGCTGACTACGGTAGTAACGCAGAAGCCTGACGGGTCGTGGAGAAGCTATGTTAAGGGCGACTACCCAAATCTCGAAATAGAACAAATTGAAACGGTAGTAAATCCTTTAATAACTCAATCAAAATCTTTCGGAGATAGAATAATTGTAGGCTTCGGAGTAGGACCTAATTTGAGTTTTAGCAAGGTTTACGCAGAAGGATATATTCTAGCAGATCTCGACGTACTATCTGTTGGCCCATTCCTTGGCGGTGTTGACGGAGCGGGAGCAGTAGTGGGCTTAAAGGCACAATTTAGACCATTTCAATAATATGACAAAAGAAAAAGGATACAAAGTAATAACAAGAGACGAAGAGACAGAAAAGCTTCGTAATGAATTCAAGATTCCAATGGGATGCTACGCCTGTGGCAAACTAATGGAAAATTGGGATAGTAACTTTTTTTATAGACACGGCACATGCTCAGAGTGTTATATAAACTATATAGAAGGAAGAGATCTGTCAAAAGAGTTGCTCGAAGACAGAAGCGAGCTGATTAAATATATAAAATGCAAAGTAGAAGAAAAAAATAAGAATTTAAGTAAAAATGAATAAATATTATAGAGGCATTTAAAATGAGCAATAAGCGACTGACAACTAAGGGTTTCAAAGAAATGGAGTCAAACAAGGTCTATCACGAAGATAAAGATATCGTTGCTACACTTCATGCCATAAAGACAAAACTTAAAGACGATGCCGATAAGGCAATGTATAATGACTGGGGCATTGCACCAACCCAGCTTAAGTCTTGTGATATTAAAGTATCAAAAGATTCTGACGATAAAATAGTCGTTCAACTTAAAGTTAATGAATTTCACGGCGGATTTAGAGTCCCCTCGGAAGATCCAAGACATCTTGAAGCTAGAGGTAAAGAAACTTTAGAATTACTCAAGAAGCTTGAGTCTGCCGTAAAGAAAGAGTTTAAAGAAAAAACCGGAAAGACTCTAAGACTAGAGAAGAGCACCCCGAAAGTTGACTGGCAGTTAGTCGCACTAAATGGTCTTTATCAGTTCGTAGCATTACGCTCAGCAAAAGTAAATACCGAGCTTGACAAACACGAGTTTGATAAAGCTTAGATTACTTTTGAATGACTAAGCAAATACTAAAAAATGAAGCTATAAAAGAGATAGTTCTATCCTCTAGAGACCCAATCTATTTTATAGAGAAGTATTGCAAAATTCGAAGCGTAGAAAAGGGTCTGACTCCATTTAAACTCTACGACTATCAGAAAGAAGCAATAGCAAATTTTTTAGCTCACGATAAAAATATAGTAAATAAAGCACGCCAGCTAGGATTCTCCGCCGTAACGGCAGCGTTCATAGTTTGGTTAATTCTTTTTCATAAACACAAATCTGTTCTGATTGTTTCTACAAAGGCCGACGTTGCCAAAAACATGATCAGAACAGTTAAGGCAATTTTGTCTAACGTTCCTGATTGGATGTATCTTGCAAATTTTACAATAAATCAAGCACACATGCTTGGGCTGAGCAACGGAAGCTGGGTCAAGTCTGTAGCAAGATCTAAAGATGCGGGTCGATCTGAATCTATTTCTCTGCTTGTAATTGACGAAGCGGCTCACATTGAAGATATGGACGAGATATGGAAGGGTCTGGCCTCTACAATTGCTACTGGCGGCAAAGTAATTGCGCTATCGACTCCTCGTGGCGCCCAAGACTGGTTCTATCGATACTGCCAAGAGGCAAGATCTGGAGAGAGCGATTGGCACTATCAAGAAGTCTTTTGGTGGCAAAGGCCAGATTATGCAATCGGACTAAGAGAGGATGCAACAGTTCCTGGAGGCAAAACTTCTCCATGGTTCGAAAAGATGACTGCTGGCTGGAGTCGTCAACAGATAGCACAAGAGCTTCTAACGAGCTTTACTGAAACGGGAGATACCTTCTTGGATCCCGTAACGATAAAATATTACGACGAGGTTGCTCGTGACCCAATAGAAAAAATGGGTAACGACAACAACTTATGGATCTATCGATACCCGGAACCAAAAAATAAATTTATTGTAGCAGCAGACGTAGCCAGCGGCACAGCAGAAGACTTTTCTTCGTTTGTAGTTTTAGAAACGGAAACAATGGAAGTTTATGCTGAATATAAAGGTAAAATGCCTCCGGATATATTTGGCGAATGGCTAACGAAAGAAGTTGGTCCCTACTTTAATGACGCACTTATTGCGCCAGAAAACAATGGATATGGCCTGATAACCATTTATAAAATTAAAGAACTAGGTTATAAAAATCTCGCTTATATCGACCCAGACTCAGGGAAGATTTTAGACAAGTGGACCGCAGACTATAAAGGAATTCAACCAGGCTTTTCCACAAATTCAAAAACAAGACCAATTATATTGGCTAAAATGGAAGAGTATCTAAGAAAGAGATTGGTCGGCTGCAAATCAAAAAGATTAATAAATGAGTTAAATTCGTTCGTTTGGCACAATGGAAGACCTCAAGCCAAAAAGGGACACAATGATGATTTAATTATGTCGCTGTCGATAGCAATTTGGATTAGAGACTCTTATTTCCAACATCATAATGCCTCAAGTGCGAACGATTTACTAGTTATGTATGGCGCCGCCAAAAGAAGTTCAACACAGATGGACAATTCTGGAAAAGTGATTACAAATGACTATAAGGAAAGATATAAAAGAGCGGCCGAATCTCAGATGAAGAGCAGTATTAATGGGCAACCAGTAGATTTTAATTGGATATATAGGAAATAATTATGGCTGATGATATTAAAAAACCTGGCGACTTAGAGAGAAACATGAAAGAGGGATCGGTCCTAAAAGATCTTATTCGTATTTTTAGAACCAATACGGTTGTTAAACACCATTTTCAGTCAACTGGCAATCCTAGCCCGCAAGGCGTAGCTAAGATTTTCTTCAAGAACGCTTATTCTTTTAGGAATAGTGTAATACCTGGATATTCGTCATACGACAGGTTTGCAAGAATGAGTGACTACGCGGAAATGGAAAGTTTTGCAATTTTAAGCAATGCTCTCAACATTGTTTCTGACGAAGTAACTCAAAAGAATGAAAAAGGAAAGACTTTAGAGATAACATCGGAAAACGAAAAGATAAAAATTTGTCTAACAGAATTATTTGAAGAAGTACTGAAGCTAAACGGAAAGAATCTTTGGAAGACCGTTCGTAACGTTTTGAAGTACGGAGATTGCTTCTATCTTCTCGACATCACAGAAGAGAATGGCATTATCAATCTAATAAGAATGCCTGCCAACGAAGTCGAAAGAGACGAAGGATTCGACAAAGATGATCCATCCGCCATTCGTTTCAGATGGACAGCTAAGCAAAACATTGAAATTCCAAACGCATTCGTTGTTCATTTTAGACTAGAAGGTAACGATTTGTTTATGCCCTACGGACAGAGTTTTCTAGAGGCCGCGAGAAGACCGTGGAGACAGCTGTGTTGCGCTGCAACACAGCTTGTATGGACAGATTCCGGATATAAGCAAATAAAAGACATAACAAGCAATGACTATGTCTATTGTCATGATTATGAAAATAATGTAACTAAAAAAACAAAAGTTGTAGCTTGCAAGCCTATGGGGAAACAGAGGCTTATAACTTTAAAAACAAGAAACAGGTCAATTACCGTAACTCCTAACCACGGTCTGCTATTCAAAGATGGTAATGGAAATTTTTCATACAAGAAAGCGGAAGACGCAGTAGTCAACAAGAGACACATGAGCGACAAGTTGGTTCTGCCAGTTAAGTCTGGCGGACCTGCTAAATTTGAAGTCGAATCAAACTTTTCTGATTTTATGGTAGAGCTAAAAGAAAGAGTTGAGTACAACTCTGTTGGCGTAATGAACGAAATCAGAAGTTTAAACTTAGATTATTCAGACAAGAACATTCATGCATTTTTAAATGCACAACACAGAATACCTTATTCAGATTATTTGAAGCTGTCTTCAAAATTTAAAATTGACAAATCAAATATTTGCTTAAAGTGGAAGGGAAGCAAAAAAGACACAATAACAAATGACGGAATTTTTGTCGTAGACAAAGATTTTTGTAGGCTTTTTGGATTTCTGCTTGGGGACGGCTGGATAGCTAAAGATGAAAATTCTTGCGGCTTTGCAACCGGAATAAGACAAGAAGAAAATGAGTATTATAAAAATTTACTTGAAAAATATTCACAATCAAAGTCGTTCGAGGAACAACCAGGGAATTTTAGGGGCGGCCAAATAAATATATCTTCTCAAGAATTTTGTGATTTGCTAACGAAGCTAGAGTTTAAGACGGGCGCTAAAAACAAAATTGTTCCTTCTTGGATATTCAAGATGAACGAAGAGTGTCGTCTTGAATTTATCAAGGGATACTTGGACGCGGACGGGTACGAAAATAAAAAAGAAAAAGATAGTTCTAAGACTACATGGACAGCGTCATCCATAAGCAAGGATTTACTAGACGGAATCAGACTGCTTTCTCAGCAAACAGGTGTAAAAGTAAGCAAGGAAGTTAAATCAGATAGACCAGAAGGATTTTATTTTGATAAAAGCTTCAATAAGCAAATTTATAGACAGGCAAGCTTTAAGTTGAACATAAATCTTGACACTGTGTGTCGGGACACGTCCTACGAGAACGTGACTCAAATAGAAGACGCAGGAGAGGGAGAAACCTATGATCTCCAAGTCGAGGACGATCTTCATAATTTCGTAATAGAAGGGATCGTATCTCACAACACTCTTTTAGAAGACGCAATGATGGCTTATCGTATCTCGCGTGCCCCTGAACGTAGAGTATTCTTCCTCGACATTGGCGGCATACCAGCGGACACAATTGAGCCAACAATTAACAAGTTCAATGAATCAATAAAAAAGAAACATGTTGTCGACGCGAACGGAAGAATCGACCTAAGAAACGGGGCAGCGCTTTCGATCGATGAAGATTACGTCATTCCTGTTCGTGGCGGAGACACTGCTACTCGAATCGAAACTCTTCCTGGCGGAACAAATCTTGGCGACATTGAAGACGTAGAATACATTCGCGCAAACTTGTTTGCTGCACTTGGTATTCCAAAGGCCTTCTTAACTTTCGATCAAGATATTCGTTCAAAGCAAGTTCTTACTCAAGAAGACATTCGCTTTGCTCGAACTGTTGCTCGCATTCAAGAAGTAATCATTTCTGAACTCATCAAGATCGCAATGATTCATCTTTATATTAAAGGGTTCCGAGGACAGGATCTTGTCAATTTTAAAATTAAGATGACAAATCCATCGACCGTTGCCGAACTCCAAAAGATGGAATTGTGGCGCTCAAGAATGGATCTCGTCATGTCCGCAAAGGAAGGCGTATTTGATACAACCTTCATCTACAAAGAGTTCTTACAGCTCTCTGAAAATCAAATTGATACAATCCGAAAGGGTCAAATTCAAGATAAGATTTTCCAGGCCAAGCTACTTCAGCTAGAGAATTCTCAAGGTCTAATGCCGGGCCAAGGAACAGAACTTGGAATGATGGGTGGCGGAACGGGAATGGGCGGAATGGGTGGCGGTATGCCTCCGATGGGAGGAGATACGGGAATGGGTGGACTAGGTGGCGCTGGCGGACTTCCTCCCGGAGACATGGGAGCTGGCGGTCTTGCGCCATCATCGGCGGAACCTGCTCCGGACCTCGGCGGCGGAGTCGCAGGAGAATCCAAGGGAATGAAAGATCTATTTAGAGATTCATCTGGCGATTCAAGAAAGAAAGAACGAAGAGGACTTGATGGTCTTGACGTAACAAAGGCCGGAGATTCCGATGATGATCCAAATGATTTGGCTGGAATACGGCGAACCGTCAGCAGTCCTATGGGCGGCAGAGAAACGGTAGATATTGGAATTAAAGACTTTAAGAAGCTATTTGAGTCGTACGGAAGAGAAGAATTTAAATCAACCCCTCCTTCCGGAATGTCAGAAGAATACCTAAAGAAGATTTTCTCTGAACACGTATCAAAAAATACAAAACAGGTTCTTCACGAAAAGCACGTAGAATCTCAAAAAATTCTTCATGAAAAATTGGAATTGGACCTTTTTGAAGAACAATTACAAAAAATTGAAGAGGACAGCAAGGAATTATTGAACGAAGTGTATAATCGTAATAAATAATCTTAGGAGATTTTTTTAATGTTGCGCCATAACAAGAAAAGGAATTCATATATTATATATGAACAATTATTATCTCTGACGACCCGGCTTGCTGCCCAAGGCTGTCAGGAAGAGGCGAAACATATAGTAGGCTTCATTAAGCAATACTTCCATCCATCCACGGAAATCGGCAAAGAGTTTAAAGTTCTAGAATCTTTAATTGGAAAGGCGTCCACAAAAGAAGAGGCAGAAAAGATTCTCGAAGAGTCCCTGTCTCAGTCTAAGGTTTTAAATTTCGATAAACTAAACAAAGAAAAAAGTGTTCTTATTGAACAGATTAATAAAAAAATATCTCCAAAACTATTTGATATGCCTGTCAAAGAATACAAGGCAATGGCATCTGCTCAAATTTTAATTAATGAAGTAAAAGACAATTTTGCAAATACAACTCCTGGCGAGAGAGTAAAGATTAAAAATTTCCTAACAGAGAGAATGTCAGAGAAGACTCCAGAAATTCAGACCGAAAAGATTGATAACTTCACATTTGCCGTTCTTGTTAATAAGTTTAACAAAAAGTACGCCCAGCTCATGAATGAGGACCAGAGAGAACTTCTTTCTGCTTGGTCAAATTTTGTAATCGAAAGCAAAGAAGAAAAAATCAATACAGTGATGGAATCAAAGGTTCAAAAGCTAAAAGAAAGCTTATCATCTCATATTTCTAAAAATTCTCAAGAAGATTTTAAAGAATTACTATTCGAGGCCTACGGAAAGCTTTCGTCAAGTACATTTGAAGCAAACGAGAATTCTCTATATGAATTAATGAGATATTTCGACCTAGTAGAGGAGCTTAACAATGTCCAAAAGTAAAAAAATCAAAGAGTCTTCCTTGGTCGTAAATATCAAAGGCTATTTGGCCGGAACGAAAGTTAAGTCTGCCCGCAAGAAATCTGGTAAAGATGTCCCCTGGTATCTTAAGAGTCTCGGACAACTCAAAGAAGAAGTTGTT